TTGCATGGTTTAGCGCCTCCTGTAGTTTGTTCGCTTCGGTATTGGCCTGCTCGATAACGGCCTGGGCAATCGCGGCTTCACGCTCTACCTGTTCGTGCTTCATAGCGGCAATCTTGGCGCGGTAATGGCTGCCCGTAGCACCAGCGCCAAGGGTTACGCCTATGCCAAAGACGGCGGCGAGGATTAGGGCGATGGTGGCGGATTTCATACGGCCTCCAAAGCATCAACAATCGCCTGAGCGACAAGCCACTTCTTCGCATCGTAGGCCGCCAGTTCTGCGGCGTTTGACTGGAAGAATGTTTCCACGATGATGCCGCCAGCGCGGATAAATCCAAGCGTCCTGCCCTGCTCTTGCACCAGCTTGGCATAGTCAAACCAACCTGCATCGCGGCGTGTTGTCGTGCCCAGGACACCCGCAATTCCCTGTGAAATGGCCTGCGACAGCTTGCGATACTTCACGGGGGCAATGGTTTCCACGCCCTTAGCCGTTGGTGCGCCTGCGTTCGTGTGCAGCTCGATGCAGATTCGGTTCGTGGCAATCATTCGGATGGCTGTTGCCAGTGGCAGATTCTCTGTCAGCCCGCCGTCCGTAATCACATCGTGGCCTTTTGCTCGCAGTTTGCTAGCTACGATATTGCGCAGGTCGCGGCATATTTCAGCCTCCCTGCGCCCGCTGGCGTTATTGCCTGGGTCTCCCCCGCCGTGGCCTGCTGAAATGAGGAACTTCATTCTTTGCCCTTCTTCGGCTTCTCAATCAAGCGAGCCACGATAGCCAAGCCAAAAGCGGCCAAGGCGATATAGCCACGATACGCCTCTAGGTCGGCCCGCAAGTCAGCAGGCAGCAGCGCCCACGCTTGCAAGATGGATTCAGGTGCAACGATGAGTGTGCCCGTAATGGCAGCGCCTATGGCAGTTAGGCGGATGCTCCACCAGCGCCATGATTGTTTCCAGTTTTCAGCCAGCTTCATTGTTGAATGCCTCCAGTGTTGAATCCATCGCCACATGCCTGCCCATTTCCAGCGCCTTCATGCGCTCAAGGTGAAATGCCTCGTCCATCTCCAACTTGCGCTGCAACGCGGCGCTTTGGGCATTTTGCTGCTTCCACGCATGTATCTGCACAAAGATTTGCAACAGCAAGCCGCAAAAGCCAATGAAAACTGAAACATTCACAGCAGTCGGCTCGAACTGCATTTGCTCAAGCAAGAAAGCAAACAAGCTGCCCATTGCGTTGATGCACAGCCCAATCTTTCCTATCGTGGCGGTAAGCGCCTCATTCCATTCATGCTGCATTTTGGGCGTCTCGCTGGCTGGCAGTGTGAAGGTAGTGGCTGAACAGAGCAATAAACAGAGCTTGCTCAGTCATTGTGCCGACCGTCTCACCTGTCATTGGATGAACCAAATCAAATGTGTCGCCTTCAGTCGTAGCGTCAAACGGCTTAACCAGCGTCTTACTAATAGGCGAAGTAATCACCTGATCGCCCACCTTGACAGCAGTTTCTTCGTAGTAGGTGATACGGCGCTGGCCACCCAACTTGTTATCACATTCCACCCGCCAAGCCCGCTGCCATTGTGTGCCTGTGATGGTTTGTTCTTGGTAGTTTGACATGGTGGTTTCCTTATGCAGAGATAGTAGATTTAGTTACCCAAGAGCCAGACTCACGACGCTTAATCAGTAGGCCTGTCCCACTTGCGTCAAATGCCCAGGAGCCGTCCGTGTTCTTGTCGCCAAGGTAGAACCAACCTTCTCTACGCACATGGGTTGTGCTACCGTCCGCGTCGAGTTTCAAATGGCTACTGTATCCAGATGTTCTTAAATCAATCTGTCCTGTCCCGCTGACATTCGTTGCCAATGTCACGGTTGTGGTTGTTGCTGTGTAATCAAGATATGCAGACCCAAAAGTTGTTTGGCCAGCGGCGAAGAATGTCAGCGCTGCATTACTAGAGCCAGAACACGCAAGCCCAAGCCTCGCAGCACCATTATTTTCTATGACAGCAGTTTGCGAAGTAATAGACCCTGAATTAACGCCACTTGCTCCATTTGAGCCAACGGCTCGCAATGACAGGTTGCCAAAACTGGTTGGCGTGGCGATTGAGCTTTGTAGCGCAACCACATTTCGAGCAGCGAAGTTAGATGGCGGGGGCGCAGCAGGCAGAATTGTTCCCCCACTCGCCGCATTGTTATCAAACATATTGCCAGAGGAATACAAGCCGGTATAGGAAGAATTGTCACCGCAATTATCAAAGCTATTGCCGACAACAACCACGCCTGTGAGGGGCGTTGATAGCCCATAGAAAATCTTATCGTAGTTCTTAAATATATTACCGACAACAGTTAAGTAGATATCAGCATTCGCACCAGTTGATGGGCCAAAGCTACCAAGGGCAGCCTCCTCGCCAGTATCAAAATAATTATCTGCAACGACAAGTCGTCCCGCACCCCAACTGAAAGTGATTGCCCCCTCTGCATGGGCACTTAAAGACTGACCGTAGATATTGGTGCGCTTGACAACATTGTTTCTAAAGAACTCAGGTGAAACAGTTGCTACCGTTGCATCATTAGCTGAAGTGTGTAGGGCGCTACCACCAAGGTCTGTAAATGTGCAACCCCAAACATCAAAGCCATGCCCGACTAAACATTCGTTCGATGTGTCCTTGAATTTACAATCATAAACTGCCCCACCTTCGCTATGTAGCATTATTTCTGTTGAGTAACGCCAAGACCTATTGATTTGATTCGCACGATTGCCATCAATCAACCCACCATGAATGCGTATGCGTTTATTCGCGCCTTCAGTAAGTAATGTTGATGAATCGTTTGCTGAAGGCCGCCCAACGAACAAACTCCAAGACTTGACAATAGTTGTGCCACTTGGGATGGGGTTCAGTCCTGTGTATCCATCTAGTGCTGCATGAATGGTGACGGTGTTCCCACTTATCCCTGTAATACGACGAACATTTGATATTCCGTTGTCGCCATCACCAACTCGCGCACAAATTATGTCGCCAATACTCCAGTTAGTGGGCGTTGATGCAACATAAAGCGTAGTTGAAGAACCTCCAGATGTCGGAAGGTCAGCAGTCAGAGTTGTACTGACAACCCCAGAGTTTGCGCGGACGAACTTCGCCCCATTCAAGTCAATGTCTAGGTCATTGATGTAGCCGAGGCTGTGCGAGCTGTCGTATGTGTATGTTCGGCCAGATTCAAACCTAAGAACAGCTGGCTTGTTGTTGGCCTCGATAGCTGCAAGCGCTTTCTTAATCACCTGCGAATCTGTATCACCAGGTTGCCTAAAGACTTCTACGAAATACTGCTTCGCTATCGTGTTCAACAATATATTCGCAGCAGAATCAATCGCTGCTAGTCCTGCATTTGGTTGCAGTGCCGTTCCAGCAAGTGTGCCCTGAGCTGCCGTTGCAAAGGCGCTGCTGTTCTGAGTCGCTGCTGTGCCTAGACCAGAAATATCAGTGTTCGCTAGCGTTACCGCGCCTGTTTTGCCCGCCACCGACAGCACCGCATCGGTGGGGGTCAGCAACTCTTGCCAATTGGCTAAAGTGCTAGCTGGTTCTGACGCCAAGATAAACGACCTGTTCAAATCGCTGCGGACAGCCACATCGCCCCTTTGGGCTGTGAGCGCAAGCATTGCGACTTGGTCTGCCACGACAAATGTGTCGGTAATAGACAGGTCAGGCAATTGCGCCGCAGGCACTTTACCATCAGCGCCCAAACTCGCTACGCCGTTTGCCACGCCCACTTGGTCTGCGTCTAGCTTGTCGGCAAGTGCGGCGACTACATCGAATGTGCTGCGGCTGAAAGTCCCATCAGAATTGATGACGGCGTTTGCCGCTTCGGCGGTGGTATTGCCATGCCAACCGACAACATCAAATGGCACTATGGTGAAGGAGAGATCGGACCATGCGCCTCCCACAGGCTTTCTGCGGAAGCCACTCTTGCCTAAGAGCGGTACATGTATCGTCTGGGCCACCAACCCCTCTGGGGTCTGCTGAACAAACAGCTGGGCACCGTCGAGGTATCCGCCCACATCGCGCACCAAATAACCCTTAGGCTCCACTGCCGAATCCACATCCGCAGCCAGCAGCGGGGTCAAATCATCCAACACCTTGCCTTGCTTGTCGGTGATGTTGGACATCGTGCCAGCTGCAAGCATTCTGTGGTCTTCGTAGCTAGTCACGGCTGTGGCGTTGGTCACGCACTTGTAAAGGCGCAACTTACCCGTTGTCCAGCCCGTGGTGTTCTTGGTCACTGCGCCCGTTGTCGCGTCTGCTTCTATGTAGCTAGTCGCGCTGGCTGTCAAGGCTTGCACTGAGTTAGCAATGACCAAGCCCTTGAAGCGCCCACCAAAGATTCCGAAATTCAAGCCTGCGCTCGTAACCCCATTGCGTCCGAAAAGCATGGACGGGCTGGCCGCATCGAACAGCTCGTTTACGGCGGTTTCTTTGTCCGCCTGGCCAAAACTGATTTGTGGGATGTTGGTGCTTAAATCAGCCATTTTATGAGGAACTCCATGACGCCAAAACGCCAGCACCTACGGCGACGCTGACCTGTGCAACTGTAAATGTGAGCGAGGATTGAGCGCTGCCAAAATCCGCGATTTGCATGGCCTCAGTATAAATGAATGCGGGCGTGCTGACAACGGCAACCCGCTTGCTTGGGATGGTTAAATTGTATTCCTCGCTGGCCTCTCCAAGTGGCACATCAACACTATTGCGCCAACCCCCATCAATGCGGCTTCGGCGCGTCCAGCGCAAGTGCCAATCGTTGCCTACCCTGCGCCCGTTTAGTCGCACGGGCGCGTAAGGTTTCAGCCCACGCGCCGTATTTGCATAGCGCACGGTTTGCGCGTTTTCAACTGTCGATCCATTCGTCACGGCCTTGTAGGCAAACTCCTGCCCGATTTGCGCTGGCGTCCCAGGCACTCGCAAAATCGCATTGCGTGGGTTGAGCTGCACCAAGTAAGCGCCAGCTGCAATCGCGTCAATCTGGCTATCCGTACCAAAGCGCCCGCGCAGAATGCCAGACAATCTGTAGGTATCTTCAGCGGTTTCCTCAGCGGTTTGGAACTGCAACAGCTCCTGCACCACACCAGCCTGGCTATTGACCACCGCGAACAGATTGTTATGGTTAAACAGCTGCTCACGGCTGATGGAATCCATAGGCCGCCCGTTGGTTTTCACGGTGATGGTGTAGCTCTGGTCGATGATGTTAGCGCGGCCTACCGGCTTGGCGACAGCAGCCTGCACAGCGCCAATGCAGGTGGGCGGGTTGCCAACGCTTGAAACCGTGTGGATAACATCCGAAGTCCCGCCCTCGTTGACCATCAAGGTAGCGCCGCCCCATACTACCGAATCGGACAGCACGGCCTCTGGTATGAGCGATGCGTACATACCTGCATCATCTTCGGCATCGGTAATGATGGGTGAATCTAGCAGGAATATCATGCTAGGCGACTGAATGGCGATGTTCGTTTGGCTGCCAAGGTTGCTGCTGCCCGTTGCATTGGATGTATAGCGCCCGCTGTCCACCACCGCCGAAATATCAATCACGCCACGGTCGTCCGTTTTGCCTGTGATACGGGCTTTGAAGGTTTGGCCTGCCGTCTGCACCTCAATCACATCCGTAGGCTCTAGCTTCATGTGCTTTGCGCCCACCTTGAAGGCAAGCTGCGTTCGCTCGCTCCAAGCCTGGTACATCCACACATCCGCAATGCGGGCAGCTTGGTCTGCGCTCATGGCGATAGGCAGCTCGGTGCTGATTTTGTTCACGCTTGGCGTGACTTGGCGCTGCACCATCTCGCTGCTGGTTTGGTAGTCACTGTTCCAGTCCGCATAACTGACTGATACCGACTTAGGTAGCTCCACCTCTTGGCCGCGCACAACCGTAGCAGGGTCGCCATCAGCAGGCTGGTCTATGCCAGCCATCATGTCGTCTTCTATGATGGTGGCGACTTGGTCGCCGCCGCGCATGATGAATTTTAGACCGTTGTCAGATTCGACCGCATCGAAGAAGTAGGCGTTTTGCAGTGGCTCAATTGCCCCCCGCGCAGATATTTGGCGGCTGATGCAGTAGCCGCCTACTTCCAAATCAGTTGGGATTCCTGATACATCAGGAGAAACACCAACGCGAGCTGAAATGTCGGTGAGGATAGAGCGGAGGGAGGCGTCGGTGCGTGTATGAGATTGATTAACCAAAACATCCAGACTGTAGTTGATGAAAACACCGAAGATATTTGGAGTTATATCTATATTGGTTGTATCCCCTAAATAAATAACCCCGTTAGCTAACACGGCCTCAGAATAAAACCTGCTTACACTGCCGAGTCTCGTGTAATCAACAGCCATACTGTAGTTGTCCCAATCCAATACGGCATTCACTTTGTAAATATCATATGTGTACGGTGGAATGTATTTTATAAAGGCAAAGACAGCCACCCCATATGTAACTGTTAGGAGCCGCTGAAATGACGAATTCGACAATGGATCTTGCCACCCGAACTTAGGGATTGTTATATCACCGCCGTGTGTCCCATCTGCGTTTAGTCGCCTGATAGCTTCAACATAAATACTATCCTTCATCAACCTGTAAAAATTCCCATCCTCATCCGTGACGCCGCCAACAAGTGGGAACACATCACTAGTGTTGTTTGTGTACGCATCCCCTTTAAGGTAGTCAAATTTGTTGTCTGCCAAGCGCCCCATATCGTAACCAAGCGGCGTTTCTACTAACTTAAAGCAGGCAGAAATATCACCCGTATCAGGTGGTGAAGATGAATAATTCGCATATGACGCTAAAAAATCGCCAAACTGAGCGCCAGTCCAAGATGCTTTATTATGCTCTGCGCGGGGGAAATCATACATGGACGAGACATCCCCATTGACGAAACAGGCAAACACCTGCCGTCTCCCTGGTGGCTTTGGATACTCCTCCCATTCATAGCAGGTTCTGACTACGAAAAAATGTTTTGACCCCCTATCATGGATAATATTCACATTATACCGACCAGCTTGCACCGATAAATTATTAAATTCATGTTCTGGAAATACAAGCGTTATTGGGAAAATAGATTTAGTTGGCGAAATTCTCCAAAGCTGCGCACCATTCAGGCTTACATTTGACAACCTATAAACATGCCCATCCTCTGTTGTTATTAGCGGTGTTGAACTATTCCCAAAACTTTGCACGGAATCAGAGCTAGCTGACCCAACCACCTCAAACTCAAAGTTCGGCAACCGATTCCCGTATTTCTCGACCCAAATGCGAGAAATGACGATATAGGCCAGCCCGCGATAGGCAGGCACATTACCAGCGCCGTGCAGCGCTTCCAGTGTGGGGTCGGGCAACTGTGTCTCGCTGCCTGTGTAAATCCTGATATTGCCAGCGGCGGCATTGCTGGCCTGGATAGTCGCCAAGTCTGCATCTTCGGCGACTGAATAAATCAGCTCGTTATTCGCCCAAATGCGGCGCACACCACCAATCTCACCAGCACAGATGCCCACTGCCACATCGCACTCGTAGCTATAGGTGGTCATCACGGTTTTAGCTTTCTTGCTGCGCTCCTTTTTGGCATGTTCGCGCATACCAGAAAAGTCGATGATGTTGCCCGCCGTGCGATAGCTCCCGTAGATGATGGGTATCACCTGCCCATGCGTAGAGGCCTGCACCTTGCCGTCTTGCAGGCGTGGCCCCTCTATCTTTTGCTTTGGCCCGAGCATTCCGCCCAGCATCGAGCCAAGCGACCAGCCTAGAGACGCCCCCATAGCCGCACTGATGCCAAGTGCACCAGTCACCATAGTGCTGCCACCGATAGCAGACCCTGCCAAACCTAGAACGAGTGCTGCCATTACTTCGCCTCTTTAAATCTGAAAACGCCGACCATAGGCCAGCTGTCATCCAACCGTGTCTCAATGACTTTGCGCGATAGAGAGAAGGCGTGAATCATGCTCAGGCCGCCTGCGAAGTAGTCGCCCAAAATAGCCAAATGCTGCGGCTCGCCTGCAAAGGCAAACAGCGCCACATCGCCAGGCTGTGCTTCATGGATAGGCACGCGCAGCCCCTGCGTCTCGCAATGCGCCAGCAGCATCGCGCCATCTGGCTTGCGGTCGTACTGCGCCTCGTCCACGATGGGGCAGCCCACTGCCGCGCCCACACCTATCACCAATCCCGCGCAATCGCAGCTGCGCCCTTTCACCCGCCCGTGATGGGCAAAGCGTGTTCCTAGCCAGCTTCGGGCTTCGGCAACGATGGCTTTTTGAAAATCGGTCAATTCCATGCTTAATACTCAGGCGCTCGGTAATTGCTGCGCAAGACGGAATCCGCCCCGGGCACCCACGGCTCACCGCGAAAATTGACCGCGTTGTTGAACTTGGTTTTGCAATCTGCGTTGAAGTCTTTCTTGCAACCAGCCGTGATTTTGAATGTATCACCTGCTGCCACCGCGTTCGGCATTGGCAAGCAAAGTTCGATAGCGCTGCCTATGCTCCCGCTGATTTCCATCTTCAGGCCATCATTAGCGCCACTGGTAAATTCAATCAATCCTGCTGTGTACCAGCCATCGGCTTTGCCTATGGCCGCGCCGTCGATAATCAAACCTGTGGCGCTTGGTGTGGAAATCACGGCGCCCGTGTCTGTGTAAGTGGTTGCATTAATCTTGCAGCGGCTATCGCCAAAAACGGCGCGGCAACTGGGCGCATAGACCTCACCAATGTTCTGCTGCAGCTGCTGGGTGATGCTTCGCAGCTCGGCCTTGAATGATGAGTTGGAGTAAGTCACCTCGCCCAACTTGCCACGCAAAAGCACGAACTGCCCATCCTCTGGGGCGTTGTAATTGACGCGAAAGATGGTCACGCTAGCGAAGTCGAACAGGCCAGCGTTCAGCGCAGTGGTGGTAATGGCCTCGCTATCCACCACGCCTGCAACCTCCAAGTTACTCACGCTCAGGTCGTACTTGTTCTGCACCGCGCTGGGTGTGTAGCCGCTGGCGGCCTCGTAGGTCACGCCCGAAATGGTCAGGTTATCCACATGGTCAGTAAAGCCCATACTAGTGCCGTCCTGCAATTCAACCAGCCAGCAAGTGCAGGTGGTGGTGGTTTCTTGTTGCAGGTGGTCGTCAAGTGCTATGGGGATGGTACGCATGGCCTAGCCTCGCAGCTCAATCAAGGGGATGGACGGCCAGCTGTACACCAGCCCAGCGGCGCTGCGGTCAGATACTTCAAGCTCTAGCTTGTCCACATCAAAACGAACAGGAACATCGAACTCGCCAGCCCAGCTTGCTGGGGCGCTACCAATGGTCAGAATGCCTGTCGTGCTGTCCAAATCATATGACACACCTATGGGGTTGCCGTTGTCATCCAGTATCTGCACCGTGGCAGCGACTGGCTTGCGGATTTCGCGCAGCTCATTCAGGCCGCCCGCTGCGTAGCGCTTGCACAGTTGGTATTCGTTATTTCCAAGCGCGATGAATTCGCCATTGGTGGCGTCGGCCTTGTAGTCGCTCCAATCCTTTATGCGAAAACCGTGGGCGCGGCCTTTGACGCTACGGAACCACGCAATCAGCGCGTCCGTGTCCGCCTTGGTCTTGTTCCGATAGCCAATGTTAGCCACCAGCCGCGCTTTCGCCCAGTTGCTGTTGCGGCTTTCATGCCCGCTGTTTACCACTACCACATTGGTTTGGTATTCTGGACCGAATGTAGCGCCGAAGCTGATGCACTCTGGAAGCCTTTGCTCAATAAACGACATTACCCATTCCTCCTTTGCGCCCGCGATAGCCCGCCAGCCGCCGCGCTAGCAATTTGCAGCTGGGTCTGGCGCGATGTCTCGCCGCTCACGGTGAAGTTATTGTTTACCACCATTTGCCCAGCGCTGCCCGTAAATTGACGGTTTTCCTGAGCCGTCAAAACGCGCTCGCCTTGGTGCAAGAGTGCGACTTGGTCGTGGGCGATATAGCTGCTGCCAGTGGCAAAGCCAAAGATGCCCGATAGGAACTTACCAAAACCGCCTAGCCCGCCGCCCTTGCCTCCGCCGAATAGCCCGCTTGCAATCTGCTGCGCCGCCATGCGGCTGATTTGCTGAACGATGGAGTTAGCCATGTCCGTAAACGCATCTTTTGCGTTTTTCGCGCCTGTGATTAAGTCTGTGAAGGCGTTGCCAAATGAATCTTCAAAGATGGCCTGAAATTTTTGCGCTAGCGGCTCTGCCACTGCCTGCAATTGCTCAAGCTGCAGCTTGAGACGCTCTACAGCCAAGGCCGTCTCAGGCGTTGATGCCACGGCGTTGATTTGCATGTAAACCTCAAGCATCTTTTGCAGCTGCTCAATCGCCGCTTGCCGCGCCAGCCCCGTTTGCCCCAGCTGCTCAATCTCACCTATGCGCCACGTTTGCGCCGCTAGGTTGATGCGCTCCTCGTAAATCGCCAGCTCATCAGTGATTAGCCCGTATTCGCGCTTGAGCTGATTCAAGCGCCCCTGCTCCTCTTGCATGGCCTTGATTTGTCGCACCTGGTTTGCGGCCTCCGCTTCGCCATTGCGCTCAAGCTCCGCAATGTCCTTCATATTGTCAAGGCTCGCCCGCAAACGCGCCGCCTCCGCCAGCTGGCCTGTCATTTCGAGGAATCGCGCCTTCACATCCTCTGCCTTGCGCGTCAGCTCCCGCATGGCGTTGTCTTGCGCCAAGTTCAGCCTGTCAATCTCTAGCGCTGATTTTCGCGTCAGCTCTGCGCGTTCAGCAATCAGGTCGTTCAGTTTGCTGTTCGCCGCAATGCGCTCGGTCTCCTTGGCCGCGCCAGATACCGTGCTTTGCTGCGCCGCGATTTCAGCATCTATGCCCTTTAATTTTTCCGCCAGCGCCTCTTGCTCAATGCTGGCTTTCTCTTTGTAGTAAGCCGCGATGGATAGCAACCCCTGCTCTTGCTGCATATCAAGGCGGGCTTGCCTATCGTCCAGCGCCGATAGCATGGATTGCGTGCCGCGCTTGATATCGTCCAAAACCGCCTTTAGCTGCGCCTTGCGGATGGCGTTTGCTTCGGCTGCGGCCTTGCCAGCATCTGCGCTTGCACCAGTGGCACCGATTGGCTTCACTGGCATATCAGGCGCAGCTGGGTTTACAGCTGGAGCTGGTGCGCCTCCTTTAATGTCGCGCTCGAACTCAAAGGCCTGCTGGCGCAATGCCGCGGCTTGCTTCAACGCATCTAGCGCCTTCTTATCACCGTTACCAAATGCGCGCCCCAAAAGAGGCACCAGCTTGTTTGAATTGAGACGCTCCGCCTCTTTCTCCAAATCCGCCGCTTGGTCGCGCAGGCGCTGCGCTGGGTCGTCTGAGCCGTGCGCCCATCTAGCAATGGTTTCACCAAGCGCTGTGCCAAAGCGCTGCATAAAACCAATGGCCTCCACTGCTGCTTGCGCTACTTTTGCAAGGCCTGTGATGATGGCCGTAAACCCATTCTTCACATCATCGCTACGCATCAGCGTGGCGAGGTCTTGAATGGCCTTCTTCAGGTCGTTGGCGCTGCCACCCCCGCTGCCTTCAATGGTGTCTTTGAAGGCGTTCTGCAAATCCGCCAGCGCCCCGCCTAGCGTGTCCTTTGCAGCCGCCGCAGCGCCTTTGTAGGCAAAGTCCATTTCATCTAGCACCATAGCCTGTGCTTTGGCCGTCTGCCCTGTAGCCTCTAGCTGTTTGGCCAGCTCTTTTTGCTCTTCGGTAAATTTGAAGCCCTGTTTTGACAGAGCGGTCATGCCCTGGCTTGGCTTGTCAATCGCCTTACCAACCAGCTCAAACGCCTGTGGCAGCTCCATACCTAGGCGCTGCGCCATATCAAGCGCAGCCTGCGAAGCCCGAGCAAACTCCGCGCCCTGCACGCCCCCGTAGGACAGCAGGCGCGTCATCCCGCTTGTAATGTCGCCAGTTGCAAAGGTGGAAACCTTGGCCAGCGATTCGGCAAGTAGGTTTAGGCGCTCTTGACTAAACCCCGCGCTATTGCCCGTTGAGCGCAGCACAGCAGCAAGCTGTGCCTGCTCGTTTTCGGCGTTTTTTGTTTCGTCAATCCATGCTTTGAAAATGCCAATACCTGCGGCTAGGCCTGCTGTGAGCGTGGCAGCGCCCGCCAACTTCCACTTGCTAAATTCCGCCTCAACTTCTTTTTTGCGCTGCTTGGCTTTTTTTGCAAATTTCTCGGTTGCGCGCTCGGCCTCCGTCATGCCGCTAACCCAGCCGCCAGTCTTGGCGATGAGGTCAAGCGTTAGAGTGCCTAAATTGTTGCTAGCCATGCCGCGCCCCTATGTCTTTTTAGCCAGGCCGAATAGACTAACAATCGCGTCCACTTCCGCGCCAGCTGGTGGCTCATATTCTACCTCTTCGGGCGCATCGTGGTAACGCAGCAGCTCTGGCAAATTGACGCCTTTTGCGCCAGCCATTTGTGCAGCCCTAGCATCGCTAATCGCAAAGAGCTGCTCAAGGCGCAGCCCTAGCGAGAGCGTGCCGCGCTTGGCACGGTAGGCAGCCCATGTTGCAACCTCATCTGCGCTCAGGTTTTGCCGCGCCTGCGCTATCGTGCGCCCGCCTATTCCAAGCATCACCAGCTCGCACAGCAGCTCTTGCTGCGCGTCTATTTTTTTTTGATGGCCGCGCCGCTTATGGCCTCAAACAATCGCCAGCCCAGCTGCGGGTGCAGCATCAAAGCCTGCTCATAGCTCATCTGCTCGTGGCCACCTGCGCCATCGTCCAAAAGGATTAGCTGCGAGATGGCCTGCGCGATGGTCTTCTTGTCAGGGTTAGCCCCAAAATCAAGCGCCGCGCCGAAGCTCAGCGGCTTAATTAGGATGTTGAAGGCGATTTGCTCGCCCGCATCATTCTCCCATTCGACAAGCGCCTTGGTAGGCTCGCCACCCATCAAAGCGCCAGCGCCCGTAAGCTGCGCCAGCGTGGTGATTTTGGTTTTTTCTGCCATTGTTTAGGTTTTCGGTGTTAGGGTAAAGTCGCCAGATGCCTTGACGGTTAGCTGCGAGTTTATCACCGAGTCGCCTTGGAAGTCGAGCGGGAAGTCTTTGATGAAGCCATCGAAAGCAATCCAGCTGCGCGTAGTAGGTAGGGTGAACGCGCCAGCGGTGACTGTAGGGTCGGTGGTGCCATCGCTCAGGCCAATCGCGAATTTAAGCGAGGTGCTCGATTTCTTGAGCGCCAGCAGCGCGGCATGGGCGGCGCTGGTAGGGTCAAACAAAATCGTAAAGGTCACCTCTGGCGATTCTTGCAAACCGCTCAAATAGGTTTTCGTGCTGCTGCACAGCGTGGTGGTGTCAATCTCGCTAGAGCTTGCAGAACCGACGCTGATGTTGGTAGCGCAAATTGACAGCAGCGTATCGCTTGCTCCGATTGCGTAAAGTTTAGTGCCTTGAGTTTTGATAGCCATTTTGAGGCGCTCCTATAAAAAACTGGGTGGATTCTATCTGTAAATTTGCCGCATGTCTATATTGCTCAAATCGCGTCAACAATGCGTGAAAAATCAATCCCGATTCGCCACTCTTTTGTGTCGGGGTCTTGGCCGTGGCTTAATAGCGCGGACACGGTTCCATGTGGGAAAAGAGCTTGCACCAGCGCATGGGCTGCTGCGACAACTGGCGCTTGCCCGCCTGATTCAGCCCCGTAAATGTCGATTTGCGTGGTTTCATGGCGCAGGTCTGGCGGGCAGCTCAAGGTGTTCTCGAACTCGGCCATTAGCAACTGGTGCACGGCGTATGGGCTTGCAACATTCGCTGGTGCCTTGCCAAACGGGAACACGCGCAGCGGCGCAGTGCCAAAATGCGATTGCACAGCTGTGGTGTCCAAAATCTGGAAAATGGTTTGCGTCATTTCTTCCTCAGCGCGGCATCAAGCCGCTTTTTTGCCTGCTCAACAAACGCTGCCTGCGCTCGGCTTGTCGTGGCCGCCATTGCGGGGCGCATGAATGGCTGCGCTGGCATTTTATTCGTGCCAAATTCAACAAAGCGCCAGTGGTATGTCTGCCCGCCTGGGTTTGTCGTTGCCGCCTTCTTGCCGCCTTGCTGCGCTTTTGCGCCGCCTTTAATACCAACTCTTACACCAACCGCATTCGCTGGCAGGTAGCGCTTGCCTTTGGCTCGCTGCGCTATGTTTTTTGCGATATTTTCCCGCGTCGCAGGGTCGTCAATCCTTTGCGCTCCCCTTTGCACCTCAAGGCGTATCACCTTCGCACCTGCGCCAGCTGCGCTCTTGAAAATCTTTTGCGCCTCAGCGCCCTTCAATTGCTTGAATTTGGCGCGAAGCGATTCCATGCCTTCTAGCCCGCCGCTCATTGCCTAGCCCCCCTGCTGCATGGGATGGACAAATACTCCAGCCCGCTATCGGCATCTGCCAAAACGCCATGCGCCATATATACAAGCGCCTGCATAGGCGCTTCGCGTTCGTGCACGATGCGCAGCTCGCCAGTCTCTTGCAACACATCCTCGCGGTGGCGGATGGTGATGCGCGTGTCTATGCGGGCGTTGTCCTTGCCGCTTTGCAGGAAGTCTCGCACCGATAGCGGCTCGATGGCTGCCCACACGGTGGCGATGGCTGCCCACGCTTGCGACATTTCACCGGTCACTGGGTTTTGCGTTGCCGCCCGCCTTTGCAGTGTCACGCGGTGGCGCAGGCTGCCTGCTTTGGTGTGCTTGGCCATTTATTACCCCACGCTCGGCATTCTGTAGGGGAAGAGCAGACCGACCACATAGGCGGGAAGGTAGCCATAGCCAAAACCAGCTTCAACGCGGTCAGGCGATTCGCTTTCGCGCATTCGGTAAAAATCGCCCACCAGCAGTTTGCAGGCGGTCTTCACATCATCGCGGATGATGGTTTTCACATCGTCCTCATAGATGCCATCGCCTATATAGGTGCCAATGGCAGAGCTTGCAGCAGCTGTATAGGCCGTGATTTGCGCATCGTCCGCGTCCGTGTCCACGCGCAGGTGAGCCTTCGCCTCTGCAAGCGTTATCAATTGCACTGCGCTCATATTGGCAGCCCCTTCGACAGGTCGTGTTTGCTAGCGCTATCGCGCAGGTCTTTACCATCGCGCCCGCGCTTGACGGCCAAGCGCCAAGCCTTGCAGCCAGTGCCTGGCGCTGCACCAATTGGTGCGGCCTCTTGGCATATCCAAAAGCTGCCGCCGTAGGTCACGCCATCGCCTTGCTCGTAGGCTTTGGCATCGTCCCAAACGCCAGCGTCTAGCACATGCCCAAGGCGGATGGTGTGCGATTTCTCGCCCACGCGCACCGTAAGCAAGCGCCCGTCCTGCTCGATGCTCAGGCTCTCAGGTGGCAGCCCGTCCTTGCCGTCTTTTCCGTCGGCGCCATCCTTTGGCACTGGCATTTTGTCAAGCGCTTTTGCAATAGCAGCTTGGGCGCTGCGCTCCCATGCTAGGGAAAGGTCAGCAAAGCGGCGTTCGAACTTTAGCGCCACGGCCTCGATGATGGCTGCCTCGTCTGGGCTTGCGCCGTCTTGCCCGTCTTTGCCAGGCTGCCCGTCTTTGCCGTCCTTGCCGTCTTTGCCGTCCGCGCCATGCACGCGCAATGAGGCAGAAGCCTCCTTTATTTGTGCAGCTGTGTAGGCTTTGATTATGTCCGCTATGTCTTTCTCAAGCATGGCTACGCGCCCTCCAAAAGTAAAGCACGCAGCAGCCCAGCGTCTAGGCTTTTGCCTTGCTCAGGCTCAGGCGCTGGCGCTGCTGCTGGCGTGGCTGTTGCCGCGTTGCCAAATGGGTCTGCCTGCGCATCGCGCTTAGCAAGCGCCTCAAGGCTGAAGTTTTGCTGCTGCATGTAAATCGCATCGCCGCCGGCCAGCGGCTTCAGCCCCAGCTTAGCGCGAGCCTCATTTGGCGTGCTCAGGCTGCCCCCAACGCCCTTAGCCAGCGTGTCGTAAATGGTGGCCGTGTCCATGCGCATCAGGTCGTCCGTGTCAAACTCCACCGTGTGCCCGTCGCGCAGCTCAAGCCCAGCGTCAAGGCATGCCTCCATCTCTTCTATTAGGACTTGAATGCAGTCTGAATAGTAGGCGAGGTTTGAGGCCTGCGGGTTTTCAGGTGCTTTTCCGATGCCGATCTTGTACGGCGGCACATGGAAGCAACTGGCCACAATCTCAGCCGATAGGCGCAGCTGCTCGACAATCTGGCTGTCGATGCCCTTCGCCCGCATTGGCTCGAATTTCAAACCGTCGCCAACCACGGCAACGCGCCCTGCGTTGTTGCCCGAGTACTTTTCGCGCCACTGGGCACTAAGCGCCTCGGCGGTGTCTTTGCTGATTGCGCCTGGGGCGGTCAAAATGCCGCTCAAGCTCGCGCCGTTCACAAAGAAGGTGTGGCTGTCCTCTTGGATGGACTTGCCCAACGCCCCAGCTAGCGCTGCTGCGTAAACGGGCGGGACGCCAACCAGCGGGTGCTCTTGCGGCTGGTATCGGTCGTGGATTATTTCGCTAGCAGGCACGACAATTTGCGGCTGTGCAATGCCAGCCAGCTTGTCCGCGCTCAGCTGGTAGTAAACGCCGCCATCGTCCGCCACCAGTGGCACCACCTTGGCGGGGTCTAGGATGTAGAGCGCTTGGATTTCACCACGCTGCCCGCGCTGCTTTAGCGCGTAGGCGTTGCCCGTGGTCAGCTTGCTATGCGCCCACCATTGGCGGAATTGCACGCCGTTTTGGTAGTTATTTGGCTTGTTTAGCAGCACTTGCATAGCGCCGCCAGCTGGGCGCAAAACGCCGCTGCTATCGCGGCTCTTGACCGTGGCGGCCATCTTGCTTATGTCGCCAGTGATTAGCGTCACGCATGAATAGATAGCGAAAAAATCGCGCACGCTCGACAAGTTGATTTCTTTGTTCTGCTGCCAGCCGCCCGTGAAAGGCTCACGGATTAAGCGCCACCAGCCGCCCCCATCAATCGCCTGTAGCGACTTTTGCGGGTTGTTTTTTAGCAGGTTTGATAACGGCCACATGCTTTGCCTCTTTCTCGGGTTCGTCCTGCTCTGGCTGCTCTTGGTAGTACTCGCAGCGCCCAATTCTTACCAGCCAATCCGCCTGATTATCGGGGAACCAGCTAATGACGCCGCTGTGGGTGTTTCTGACTTGCTTCATTGTAGCGCCTCCATTCGACAAAAGGGGCGGCGTTGCCACCGCCCCAGGTTCCCGTCTGGTTTATTGCCAGCCGCCAGCAGATGTTGAATTAACACCAGCCACTGCTGTTGCACGGCGCTTCGCCCAGTTCACATAGCGCTCGGCGCGGAATGCAATCTGGTTGGTCTGGAACATGCTCACATACTGAGCAGCCTTCAAATCAGCCAAAGTTGCGCCGCCACCGTTTGCCGCGTCTTTCAACGCTTGCGGGTCGCTATCCATAATCAAGCTGGCCTCGCGGCTTGCGTCAATGGTAACCACGCCATCGTCAGCAAGGAAGATGTCGCTTGCGAAGGCGAGGATGAATGCGCCCGCATCAACCTTGCTCGAAACAATCAATGGCACGCCGTTGATGGTGCCGCCCAGAACCGTCACATCTGGGAAGCGGCGGTTATCAGCAGCTGATTTCAAGCCTGCGAGCTTCATGGCCACCGCTGGGGTAGTCACATAAACCGCGCTTGACAAATCGGCGTTGGCGCTCACGGCAGCAGTCCACAATGCGGCGATGTCGGCCTCAGGGTCGCCCGTGCCAGTCGTATAGGCTGTCAAGGAGTTGGTTATAGAGGCTGGCTTGACATTGGCAACGCCAGCGTTTGCGATGGCGATGAAGGCGCTATCCATTTCGCTGATTACCGCAGCAGCCAAATCGTCACGAATCAAGCGCTCGGCGCTTGGGTTGCTAAAGCGCAGCAGCTCATCGCTTGCGGCTGTGATAGCAGCCAGCTTGAAGAAGCCAAGGTTCACTGTGGTAAAACCCTGCGCCGTCAAAGGCTTATGCTTGCCCTCGCCTACCCAGCCTGCTGTGCCGCCGACATTTTGCCCCTTGATGGTGACATTGAAGGGGATGCTTCGCAGCGCTGGGACGCTGCCTACACCAAACTGGCCGATGATGGTTTTTGGTCGCAAAAACTCGATGAAGTCATTGCTGATTTGCTGATACTCGACCAAGCGGCCTGCAAATGCGGGGTCTTGGGTAGTGCCAGCGGCAACGGCGGCCTTCATGATGTGGTGCAAGCGCTTGTCGTCGGGGAAGCGATGCTCGGCAATGCTTTTCGCCGTGTGCAAGTCGCCCTTGGCTGCGCCAATAACGCCAGCGAAGCGGGCGAAGGCAATGCCCTTTTCCAGGTTTTCAGGGGCTTTTTGCACGGCAATGCCAGCGTAGTCTTTAGCCTGCGCTGCGCCAGTCTCAACGGGCGCGGCCTTGGCGATGTTCTGCTGCTCCAACTGGCGCATGTCTTTCAGCTCCAAGTCGAGCGCCTTGATTTCATCGCTCAAGGTGTCGAAGTTTTCGCGCTCTTGCGCAGATTTGGTGCGGCCTTCCTTGGCCACGGCCTCTTGCAAAGCATCGCGCTCTGCAACTTTGGCGCTCTTGGTGTCTTCCAAGCGCTTGATGATTTCCTGAATGTTCATGTTAGAACCTTTCTTTACTGTTTGAAGTTTTACGGGTAGCAAGCCTAGCGCGGCTTGGGTTTTTTCGCCAGCCGCGCCAATCGCGGCGCTTTGCTGTGCTGCAAAATTCTTGATTGCGGTGATGCTGGCCTCGGCATTGGCTGGTATTGTCACCACGCTCAGCTCGTAAAAGTCCCATTCTTTGAACTCAACGCCGCCTGTTTCCTTAATCAACTCATATTTGATGGGCTTGAACCCAATTGAAAGCCCGCGCACTAGCCCGCTTTTCACAGACTCCCAAGCCTCATCCAAACGCGCAGCCAAGCCATTTGGCGCGGCCACTTGCATGATTTTGGCCTCGATTTCGATGCCTTCATCCGTGATTTTGGCAGCCGTGACATGCCCAATAGGCTTGCTGCTGTCATGCTGCCACAGCAACGGGATGGGCAGTGCGAATTTAGCGCCGCCAGGGATCACGGAATCCCCATAGCGGTCAGTGCTTGGCGTGGTGGCAACGCCGCGAATGATGCGGCTTTCATCATCGAAGCTCTTGATTTGCAGTTTTGAATATGCTTTTTGCATTATTACCCCCAAATTTTGGGCGCATTCTACCCTAAATAAAAAACATTTGGTATTTTTTCTTTCGGCCAGCTGGGTTTAGCATCAAGAGCTGCGTGGCGTTCAGTGCACTCATCAACGGGTCGATTTTAGCACTGCCAGATACCTGCTTATCAATGCGGATGGCGTTGCCGACTGGCACCACCCGCGCATTCCCGACCACCCAATTCATTAGCTCGCTTCCGTCATGCTCCACCTCCTGCGCGGCCAGCTTGCGCTCGAGGGTTTTAATAGCCCCGTTCAGCTTCCAGCCCTGCCCAATGGCGACAATGTCCTCCATGCGCAGCCCGTATTCCTCGCTGGTTAGCTGCTCGATTATCGCGCCGATGCCAGCCGCGTCCACGCCGATGCCCTGGCTATCAGGAAGCAAATCCCCATCGCGCACCCGAGCCACAATCTCGCAAACCATCGCCACATCGTCGCCAGGCGTGTCCACAATCAGCAGGCTTTGCTGCTGCGCGAACTGCTCCAAGCGGTCGGCCACATCCTTGCGGCGCTGCAAGACGATGCGGTGCGCGAAAGCCTGCGACCAGTAGAGCCACCTCCCGCTGTCCTTATCACGCCCAGCCACGGTAACGCCCAGCAAGTCATCCAGCCCGCCCCCGTCAATGCCAATCACGGCCACCTCAGAGCGGAAAATCAACTGGTCAAGCGTCAGGCCGCCAGGCGCGGCGCAGCGCTCCCAGAACTCAGCACCCGCCCAGCTGTCTGTTTGCAGGCCAACGCCGATTTCGACATTTAAGTGCTTCGCCGCAAAGCCGCGCATCGAGGCCTCGCCATCGTTCAGCGCCTTCTCATACTCCCGCTTTAGGTAGTCCAAATCGACACTAGCCCCGATGTTGGGGTTAGTGATGTGCCAATTCTCAGGCTTGCGCCATGCGTCATTCTTGAGCATTGGCTGCGGGAACTCATAGAGCAGCGGCATGAATTGCGGGTCGTCAATCTCCCCATCCCTTACCTTGCGGGCGTAGGTCAGCTTGCTCTTAAACACCCCAGCTGGCGGCTCATCGCTCTGCGTGGTCAGGTAAATGACGAACCCCTCAGGCCTTGACACCAGCCCGCCCGTGGCCTCGCGCAGCATGTTCTCGCTGCCCTTGCGCTTGCCGAAGAGCCAAAGCTCATCAATCAAAATGACGCTGGCTTTGATACCGCCTACGGTCTCGCTATCGGCTGCCACCACCTTCAAAACCGCCCCAGTCACGCGGTGCGTAATCGTGCGGATGTGGTCTTGCACTCGGAAAAGGCGCTCCAGCTCTGCATCAGCCTTAATCATGCCCCTTAAAGGGTCATAAGCGTTGCGGGCGATTTCAACCGTGGGCGCAAGAATAATCATCTCGGCATTGCCGCGCTGGTTCAAAATCATGGCCGTTAGCATGATTCCAGCCGCGATGGTGGATTTTGAGTTCTTCTTGCTTATCAGCACCAAGAATTCGCGGATTCGCTGCTTTTGCTCGGCTTGGTCATAAGCCCCAAAGACGCTACCAACCAGGTCCATCGTCCAAGGCTTCACCGCCGCCGCCATGCGCGGGCTGCCTGGCACATCAACCAGCTGCAAATGCCCAAAATAGCGCTGCGCCAGCGCAGCGCGTTCAGGGTAAAGCGGGGCAGGCAGCGGACATTTGCCCTGCGCTAGGGCGGTTTGCCAGTGGGGTTGCATGGTCACTGAGCACTTGAGGAATGAGCGGAAAAGAATCCAGCCCTAGCTGCATCTTGAGCTTTTTGCATAGCTTCCTCAGCAGCGCTCAATTTTGGCGCAGTCGGCCTGGCTACCGTGAAGGTCGCAAGATGGCTTGCTGCCTTTAACCGCAAATCCATTTCCTCAGCAGAGTTTTGCATCAAATTGCTAAAGAACAACAAAGGGTCGGCAAGATCATCCCGCTTAGGTTCGCCATATGACAAATCAGAAACCGCCTGCAGCGCGTCTTGATTCTTTGAGGCTTTGATGCGGTCAATCGCGTTCTGTATTTCTGGCATAGCGCCAAGCCTTGACCCGCTCTGAAAAGCGTTTTTAGGGCTATATCCAGCCTCTATCGCAGAATCGCGGTTCGATAATCCCCGCAACTTTGCTTCAACAAATTTCTTTTGCTTGTAGGTCAGCATTTGTTAGCGCTCACTAGCTTAACAGTGAATGTTAAATGATGGTTAAATCTGCGCATGGC